TCACACTGTTAATTTCGTTTCGTGCCATCCCAGGGTAAGCCAGCATGCTGCATCACCTACGCACGGACATTCTTTTACCGGCAGTTTATCGCCGCATTTTTTACAAGATCGCTGCTGCTGGTGGCTCAGTTTCTGCTGATATTCAGCATGGCATCGCCGGATAAGCAGCCCCACAACTTCGTTGAAGTCGTAAGGCTCGCGGCCAGGGCGCAGGCCTGTTAAAAGTTCCTGCGCCATCTGTTCTTCTTCTGGCTCCAGCTGCAGCTCACGAATAACGATCCCGCCTTTACGCTGGCGCGCTCGCTGGGCAGCTTTACGCTCTGCCGCTGTCTTAGCCATTCCCACCCTCCGGCGCCGCTGCCAGCATTGCACGGTACGCTTTCGCGCTATAAACCCCAGACTCTCGATATGCGGCGCGCAGCATTTCCTCTGTAGGCTCAACCGGAACCAGCTTCCAACCATCCGGAATTACCGGAGAGTTCAACCTGTAACTGCTACTTACAGGTTGAGCCAGCATTGCGGCGCGGCAGGCGTTCCACCACAATGCGGCAACAATGCAATCTCGAATGGAGTAGCCGCCAATGTCGTCAGCAACTTCCTCTGCGACCTGCTCGAAAGTCTTTTTATCCGGCACTGCTGGCGCTGACGCCGCATTGTTGATGAGCGAAAGCACGTAGTGCGCTTGCTCCGACTCAATCACGCTGCAGTTTTTGTAGACGAGGATCGGCGTGCCGGTTTGCATGTTGATTCCCCAGTCTGCCGCGTTTGCCGATTTTGGCGCTGGCGGAGCATCGTACAGCACACGAAACTCGTAATCGTTGTCCGTCGCAAACTTAACGCTCATCTCAGCGTGCTGTTCTGCTGTGATGCGCTCCCAGTCGTGCCAGCAGTTGTGGCCGCTGTTCCAGTAGCGCATTTCCCATGCCACCGGCTGCGCCTCCCGGTAGCGCAACAGTTCTTCCAGCGCGTAAGCATCCGCAGAAAACGTGGACACAATGCCGATTGCTGAGTTTCTCAGCGCTTCAATTCTCGTCTTCAACTGCTCAGTCGTTAGTGTCATGCATCCCCCTTAACGCGCGCTTCAATCATGTCCTTGACGTGTTTTGTGATGTTCCGGCCACAGTCGCAGCAGTAGAACGCTTTACCGCCTCTGATGCCGCTGGTGTGTTGACCTTCCTGAAACTCACCCGACCAGTCGTAAAACTGTTTAAAATCAACAATCTCTTTCGTGTGAAATCCGTTTTCTCCGCCACACTTTGGGCATTTATCAAGCCCGGTTGATTTTGATGGAGTCATCCTACTCATCCCCCTCTGCGGTGAAGCCAGCGGCGCGAACGTCTTTGGCATGCTGAGTACGGCAACGAGGATGCGTTTCACATGACAACCGCACCGGCGTAGCCAGCCGCTTTTCTGCTTCCTCGGCCCGAGCCAGATGCTTTGTCGCTGCCGACTCCCAAACCTTCGCCTCGGCTTCCAACTCGGCGATGCGCTTATCCTTCGCCTCCAGCTCTGCCAGCAGGGCGAGAACGACAGCAGGGTTAGCAGCGGCGATGAATGCGGCGTTAGGCACCCCGTTTACCAGTGACGCCACCGATTCCACGACAAGCATTTCACCTTGCTCTTGCCGACCGCTCTGGGGTTCATCATTCTCGTTCAGCAGAACACCGACGCCATACTGCCCGGTATCGCCATAGGCCTCATATGCCCACGGCCCTGGCGTTGCGGACATTGCGGTCGCTTTCAGTTCGCTGAATTTATCCATTGCTCTGCTCCTTCATGGCTTTGCGCCGAGATTCGAAGAAGTCCATGCACTTGCTGAACTCAACGTCGATTTTCTCTGACTCGCGATTGAAATATGCCTGCGCGTCTTTTTCGCTATCCGGCGCAAACTCACCAGGCCCAGCCAATTTATTGACGATCCACGCCATCGCAGCGTTTGGCCCTTCTCCATGCTCAATCTCAATAACCGCCGCTTGCATCGTCAGTAGTATTTGGCCGAACAGCAGATCGATTTCTTTGATGCGCCAGCGCATGTATTCGTTGTCGGCGAGCAGGGCGGAGACGTACTCTTGCGAGTAGAGGGGAGTATCTCTCCCTAATCCAAGCGGAACGGGCCACATGTCACTTGTTGCATGGTGGAATCGCAGCTCATCCGCATCGGTATACGCCACCGGCTTGCTCAGTTCGCTCAGCTTATTGTCCATCACAGTTTCACCGCCTTAATTTTTCTGATTAGCTCGAGGCACAGCGGGCAGGTAATGCCGCCTTTTTCTTTTTCTCGCTGCTCGGCGATGACATTGCATGAGCCTCCGTATGTGTAATATTCGCCAGAGCAAAATACCGATGGCTCGCCACACGATGGCATAGACAAATGCCAGTATTGTTCGCTCTTCGGGATATCATCCCCATCATCATTCCGGTAAATTTTCACCAGCTGATTCATAATGCTTTCTCCTGGGCCTCGGCCCGCTCGCGTTCTTCGCGCAGAATTTCGGTAATTATTTTCTCTGCAATTAAGTTTCTGATCAGGCGGCGGCTCGGCATGTGTTTGTACTTCCCTCGCGCACCACGCCGCTGGCATCGCTGAGCATGCATAACCTGACATTTGTTGATCGATTTGTTACCCACGCTCCACCTCCGTAGCGCTGTCACCGGCCCGGCGGTTCCATGCCGCAATTGCCTTGTCCCGGTTTCCCGATAGTCGGCATTGAGCTTGGCAGCCAGGCTGAGGACAGCAAACCATGAACCCGCCAAGAGGGATGCGGTCAGGAGTCATCAGTTGCGGAGCCGTGTTGCCGCAGAACGGGCACGGCTTCAGTTCATTTGCTGGCATCACGCACCTCCCACACGACGAAACTCGATAACCCACACCCAGGGATTGGCGCTCCAGCTTTCTTCGCCGTAGATGGATTCCCATAGCAACTGAAAGGCACGCACTGGATGCTGTGCGTTTACGACGCCCGGGATTCCAAAATCGGCATGGGAACATGTCGTAAGATTCTGTATGCCTTCTCGCATGGCTTCGACATCACCAATTGAATTCAGGCGCTCAACGCGCACTGCGGTGATTTCCAGCGTCATGCGGGATGCCCAGCGCGGCATGTGGATTGATGGGCGCCATGCGCCTTCGTATTGGGTGTCTCGGTCAGGTATCGACCACAGTCCGTAGTTTCCCGGCTCTTGCCAGCACGACGCTTTATAAATCCGCGCCGCATGCTTCTCATCGCCCTTAATCAGGTTTCCGTCCCAATCGATAGGACAACCGTCTTCGTTGCCGAGAACGGCGAACGTCTCCCGTACCCACAGCCGATCGCCTACCTGGCCGAATGGGCATAAACCATGCCCCGGCGCATCCATGACATGCGTGTAAATCCCGTCTTTGGTTTTGGTCGGCTTATGCAGTGGAATGCAGTTATCGGGGCTGACATTGGCAATAACCCGCCGCGTCTGGGTCTTGCGTCCGTCGAGAATGGCGCGAACCATTTCAGAGTTGAAAATCACTGGGCGCTCTTTCATTTGGCCTCCCGCAGTGTGCTGGCGAAATGACGCGCCAGGCCAACCTCATGCTGATAGCAGTGCTGCCCGTCGATCGGTGAATCAAGGAAGTCGGCAAACTTCTCAACTCCCTGCGCTTCGAAAGCTGCAATGGAGGAGTCAGTGTCTGGTATGCCTCGCAGAACGCTGCACACGTCGTCAGTGGCGCACGGGTCATCTTCACCACACCTTTCACAGAAGTGCGTTGAGTTTTTGTGGTCGGTAATCGCTCTAACGAGGCAGGCATTCTCCACAGCCAGCGCATCGCGCTCAGCCTTCAGGGCGCTCACTACTTGCTGGTGGGCATCAAACAGAACATATTCACCATGCTCAGCTTCACGTGCGAAAGCCTCAAAGCGAGCCGCGTGCATGATATAGTCAGGGGTAAACCGCTTGATGGTTGTCATGCTTCGTCTCCCAATACCCAGCGCAGTGCAAGCGCGTAATCACCGCTCGCACCTTCCAGGGCTTTCGTGATTTCTTTTCGGGACTTCATGCGGGGTTTGGCATCGCCAATCACCTGGCGCTGCCGGCGTGCCTTTTCGTGGCCTTTGGTGCCGGCGGTTGCCGCTTCAACTTCTTTCACCTTCTCGCGCTGTTCTTCGGGTGAAAGGTTCGCCAACTGGCGTGCCTGGCTGACAGTGACGGTGCCTGATTCAACCGCATCTTTAACGGCCTGAGTGGCATCGAGCAGGGCGAGCGTGGCGCGGATCGTCTGCACGCCGACGCCAAACATCAGTGACAAATCTTCTTCATCGTGGCCGCGTTCCAACGCATCGGCCATCTTCTTGGCGCGCCCCAGCGGTGTATCGGCACGCCGAATCTCGTTGGCGCTGATCATTGCCTGCGCCATGCGTACAGCTGAACCTCGTTTAGTTACTGCAGGAACGAACAGCAGATCCTTGCCAGCGGCTGCCAGTCGCTTATTTGCCTCTACGGTATGTCTAACCCGCTGACGGCCATCAACGACGCAGGACAGGCCGGTTTCAGGGTCTTTCCAAACGATGATTGGCTCCAGCACTCCCTGATCCATGATGTTCAAAATCATCGACTCATCCAGCGGCAAGTGAATGCGCTCATCGTAGAGCGGGTGTGCTGTGTCGGTTTCAAGGTGCAGCCGTTCGGGCTCAAAATTGAGTACGTTGGTTTTTCCGCTGGCCCCGTAGGCTTCGGTAGAGTTCTTGGCCATTTAATTACCCCACACTGATTTTCGGCAAAGCGAATCCCTGCCAGAAACTGGCAATTTTCCGCAGATAGAAAATCGGTTTTTAAGAAGGGAAGCCAGACGCCCGCATAGCGCTGGCTCCCGGTTAATTACTCACACATCAGGTGGCGCACCGCGCCGGGTATTTATACTGTGTAGATATAAATTAGGGGCCGACACAGTACGCCACCAGATATGTGAAAAAATAGCGGCCAGCCTATGAACATTATCTTCACCCCTGGTTGGTTGAAGTTCGGCGTGGCCGCCAAAGACTACACACAGCAATCGCATTTTTGCCGGATATCTGCGCTCGCTTTCGCTGCAGTGCCGCCGGCCCGGCGCATTTGGTGTGGTGGCTGGTAAACAACGCCCCGAAGTTTCCAGCCTTCAACCACAACGGAAAGAGCACTGGGAAGTGGCGTTGAAGCTCGCATCGCAGCAGCGCCTGGCCGCCATCCCGGTACACTCAGCATCTGCGCATGCCATCAGTGATTACTTTTAGGCCCGGCCAGTGCTCTTACCGTTGTGCGCCGGTCACCCGGCGCGGTGAACAAAGATCCACAGTAAAAACCAGAACACAGCACAACCAACAACGCAATAAACCAAAGACCGCCAACCTCTTTTGCTCATGCTTGCCTCAGTGCGTCCCGTAGGGCGCGGTTATAGGTTATGCGTTAACCATGAAATTAAGTGCTCCAGTTTTCCCCGTTTCGGCTACATAGGCGGAGTATTTAGGGTTTTCTTTTCCTTTGAATTTTCCTGCCAACGGCTCAAGCAGGGTGTACATTAGTAAGGAAAATTCCTCGCGCTGCTCTTTGTTGAAAGCCATGTATTCAACCGCCATCCGTTGTTGCTTAATGAAGAAGCTCAGGATTTCTTCATGAATGGCTTGCATGGTTTCGTCTGTTCCCATTTCGCTGGTTACAAGTGCTTTTACGTTTTCAACGATAGCCTGAGCTATCTTTTTAAATTGTTCGATCTGCTGTGCTGTGTTTACGTGTGCCATCGTGTAACCCTCTGCTGTAATCCTGGTTCAGCGAATCATCCCGATCTTCGTGTGCCTCGGGCGGCTACTTCGTGGGCGTCCTGCCTGTTCGCTGCTGATGGAATTAATGTAACTATAGTTACTCATTCAGTCAAGGGTGAAATGTACTTAAAGGTACATTGATGAATGAAAAAAAAGCCCCTGAATGGGGCTTGATTGGTGATTAGAGGTCTTGTGTGACTTGGACCACTCTTCCTATAATCCTACAATTACCATCAATTTCAATAGGTTTGAAATTTGGGTTTAGTGGCATTAGGTATTTGTTAGGTCCATCGATAACCAATTTTTTTATAGTGGCTTCAGAACTTCCATCTATCATCGCAACAACGATTCGTCCCGATAATTCTTCGACTGAACCATAATGAGGTTCAACGATTACGGTAGACCCCTCTGGAATTGTAGGGCTGCCATGAGGATTCGTCATAGACTCACCGCGTACATCAAGCCCAAAGGCATCATCAGAAACATTCACTGTCGTACTGCACCATCTAAGTACATCTGAAATTCGCGCAGAGCTATATGAATCAGTCCATGATCCAGCCTGCACGGAAGAGATTACCGGGACATTGATAGGGTTCGCGATAATCGGTTTAAGCCGAGTATCATCTTTGTTATCTGGTTCGCCCTGGGCATAAAGAAGCCACTCAGGTTTTACAGAAAGAACCTGAGCCAACACATGTAGATTTTCACCATCTGGTTGCGTGGTGCCAGTTTCCCATTTGGTAACTGAAACACGGCTCACGCCAACGGCCTTAGCTAACTGCAGCTGTGTCATGTTCAGCTGCAATCGCCTCATGCGAATACGGTCATTCATTGCTGTTTTCATGTACCCAATGTTACGCGATATGAGAGTGAAAGATGTTTGCTTTATAATGTACCTTTTGTTACCTTTATCATGTAAACCAACAAGGAGTTTCTATGAACAAAGAAACAGTAATTTCCCATTTTGGCGGTGTAGTAAATACAGCCGTCGCTTTGGGAATAAAGCACCCAGCAGTTTGCCGTTGGGGGACGATCATTCCAGAAAAGCAGGCCATGAAAATTGAACACATCACAGGGGGAGAGTTGAAGTACGACCCTGAACTTTACAAAAAGTCTACCGCGCCAGCGGCTTAACCAAAACCACAGAAACGGAGAAACAGTGTGGACAACAAAGACTTTCCGACCCAGGACGACATCAGCGAAGCGATACACAAGCTGATCACGTTGTTCCCAGGTAAGTACAGCGCGATGGCGCAGCAACTGGACCCGGTCGCTGGTACCGAGAACGCATTGCGTAACCGTGTTCGCCAGGTGTCTGGTCAAGTCGTTCCGCTGGGTATGGCCGCTGAAATGGAGTCAATTTCAGGCCGCAGCGATATCACCGAAGCGATGTGTAAACGTGCTGGTGGCGTTTTCGTGAAGCTTCCCGAAGTCGAGCAGATGGGCAATGAAGAGCTGCTTTACAAATTTAATGATCTGCTGGCGTCTCTCGGCCAGTTCGCGCGCTTCCACAACGAGTCAACCTCAGACGGCGTTCTGGACCGCGAAGAAAGCAAACGCATGAAGGCCAAGGGCTATCGGGTACAGTGTCTGGTGGCTGAAATCATGGTCGTTACAGAGATGTTGTTTGGAGAGGGTGACGCCACAGATATGCGGTCTGTGGCGTCGGTCGCATTAACTAAACGTGTGGAGTAATTAACGCATGAACAGATTAGCAGATAGTCGGCTTCGTGGGCAATTTCGGTGTGTGGCTTCAAGCTGTTCCAAGCCGCTCCTGCCGTTGCGTTATGTGATGAGAATACCGGGCGGGTGGATGCCTGTCACCCACAGCGCGTTGCAGGAAGTTGTGGATCGCTGCAAATATTTGGCACTGCCCGCGCCGGGAGCTGCTACATGAGCATGAACCTGATGGCTCAAGCAATGAGCATAAAGGTTGGCAATCCACTGCGTAAGCTGGTGCTGATTAAGATGGCTGATAACGCCAATGATGAAGGCGAATGCTGGCCGTCCTATCAGCACATTGCTGACCATTGCGAGTGCAGCAAGAGCGCCGTGAAGGCTCATATCACTGCACTGATAAAAATGGGGCTGCTCTCGAAAGAGAACCGCCTGGGCGTTAATAACGGAAAGGGCAACACATCAAACATTTACCAACTGACACTTTGTAACCCTGTGTCGTCAGAAAACACAGCCCCTATGTCACGTAAAAGCACAGCCCCTGTGCCGTCAAAAAACACAGGTGGGTCACGAGAAAGCACAGGTGGGGCGTCAGAAAACACAGCCCCTGTGTCATCTGGTGGCACCCCCTGTGGCAGCACGTGGCACCAGAACCAGTCATTAGAACCTAAAGACAAAAACCCTTCTTGTCCGGTCGCTCCGCAACCCGACGAATCATGCGATGAGAAGTTTTTATCTCGCCATCCAGAGGCGGTGGTATTCAGTGCCAAGAAAAAAATCTGGGGCAGTGCTGAAGACCTGAAGTGTGCGGAGTGGATCCGTTCTCGCATCGTGAAGCTGTACGAGCAAGCTGCAGAAAGCGATGGTGAAGTCGCCAGGCCGAAGGAACCTAATTGGACCGACTGGGCTAACGAAATCCGCCTGATGTGTTCTCAGGACGGCCGCACGCACAAGCAGATTTGTGAGCTGTTCGCTAAGGCAAACCGGGATCCATTCTGGTGCAAGAACATCCTGAGCCCGTCAAAGCTGCGTGAGAAGTGGGACGACCTGACGCTGAAGCTTAGCGTTAACCCGGCATCACCGGCCGGTGGTCATTGGAACACTGCTGAAGCATGGGAGAACACCCTATGAATAAATTCATGAGTGCTGTCCAAAATCGCGATGGTAACGCACTGGCGCGGATGATGCCCGCAGAACCTCAGGCGCGAGTGGTCAATGGAAACGCTGAAAAACTGGTTGATCTGTTGTTCGTCAACCTCATGCAAGTCTTTCCCGCCGCTAAGCAAACAGCGCTGAGCACGCCAGCAGAAGTCTCAGCCGCAAAACGCCAGTGGATCCTGGCATTCGCGGAGAACGGGATCACTTCCGTTGAGCAGTTGCAGGCCGGTATGCGCATGGCGCGTCAGCAAGAAAGCGACTTCTGGCCGAGCTGTGGAAAGTTCATTGGCTGGTGTAAGGCTGGCGCCGCCGAGAATGCTGGCCTGCCATCAGTTGATGAGGTTGAGGCGGAGTTCAAGCGCTACAGCGCGAATCGCGGCCAACACGCCCGGCCTGAAGATTTCAACTGGTCGGCGCCGGTCATGTACTGGATTGTGATCGACGTTCGCCATCTGATGCTTCAGCACAACTACACAGAAAGCGAGATCCGAAAATCAATTCAGCAGCACCTCAACCGATGGGCTAAACGGCTGGCCAAGGGCGAACGAGTGCCAACCCCTGCTCCCCAAATCGCCCACAAGAAACACATCCCGGCGCCGTCAGAGCTAATCGACAAAGACGGAAAATTTCAGCGCAAAGGTGAAGAGCTGCTGGCGCGCATCCGCTCGAAGCGAGAGGGGAACCCATCATGAAGAAATTAACGATCCCGGTAGACGCATTAGAAAGCGAACGCATCAACAAGGGCATTCGTCGATTGGTTCGCGAAGGTTTCCTGAAAGACAACCCAGATAGTCAGATTTGCCGCGTGCGAAATGCCGCTGCAGGGGCAACGTGGCGCACACTGCGTGACCTTGAACGGCTGGTGGTGGAAATGTACGGGGTTTACGACACGCAAGCAGCCATCAGCGCTCGTCTGCGTGAGTTCAGCAAGCCATTCCAGGGACTGGTGAAAGAGCGGCGGATGGCAAAAAGCAAATCAGGCAAGTGGGTTTATTTCTACCGTCTGGTTGCTGTTGAGAAGGAGCCTTCAGCATGAAGTGCGTATCTGGAATTGAGGTTATGCCACTGTTGGTAATTGCTCATCGCATGTGGCGCTGGTGGATGCTCCGAGAGGCCCGCCGCACATGGCAAGAACGCGGTGATTTTCGAAAGTACGCCCAGCGCCAGGGCTGGTTGATTGAATGGCAACGCCAGCGGTTCAGCACTGATTACTGCGTAGTGCGCTATCTGGTTCGCAAGGCTGAGGGGAATTTTGCATGAAATATTCACTGATTTACGCAGACCCACCCTGGACCTACAACGACAAGTGCGCTGATGGGAAGCGTGGTGCAGGTTTCAAGTATCCAACGATGACTGTTGCTGATATCTGCCGTCTGCCGGTGTGGGAGCTGGCAGCTGACTCGTGCCTTTTGGCTATGTGGTGGGTGCCGACGCAACCGGAAGAGGCGCTGCAGGTAATGCGGTCATGGGGATTCAGACTTATGACGATGAAGGGCTTCACTTGGCACAAAACAAACCGAGTGAAGGGAAACAGTGCAATCGGTATGGGTCACATGACACGCGCCAACAGCGAGGATTGTCTGTTTGCCGTCAAGGGGAAATTGCCACCACGAATTAATGCTTCGATCTGCCAGCACGTCACGGCGCCAAGAATGGAGCATAGCGCTAAGCCTGATGCTTTTCGCGAAAAGCTTGTTCAATTGCTGGGGGATGTTCCACGCATAGAGCTTTTCGCCCGCCAGCAAGGCGATGGGTGGCATACGTGGGGGAATCAGTGTGAACAGTCGGTGGCATTGATGCCGGGGAAAGTCGAGGTGATATCGTGAGTGACGAAAGCCAATACCCAGATAACAGCGCCAAGGTTTTGGCGTTTACAAAGCGCTTCGATGAGAACGCCGATATCAAGGAAATGCGGAACTTTGTCGAAGAAGATGAGCGGCTGTCCCGTCGTTGCTTCCACGGTGCCGTGTCCGTGTCGGAGCACGAGCGCAAAGTAACGTGTCGCCAG